TGAAATTATATTTTGTACAGTAATGCTTGACAAAGGTATTATCAGCGCACAAATGTTTACTGCGCTTCTGTTTATGGCTATATTCAGCACTGTTGCAACAACACCAATAGTCACAAGAAGGCTAAAAAAAATACAATGAGATTCCATGTAATTTCGCTTCCACACACGAACACGACCGAAGACTTTACGGCTTGTGCCTATACAGAGAAAGTTCGCAAGTTCTGCATCATGATGAAGAACCTTGGGCACACGGTTTTTCTTTATGGTGGGGAATTTAACGAAGCCCCATGTGATGAACACATTATATGCATCACAGAGGAACAGCGGTTGGCGGCTGTAGGTGGCAATCACTACTCGGCAGCATCGTTTGACTGGAACCTTCCACATTGGGTTGAGTTCAACAGCAATGTTATAAAAGGAATCCAAGAACGGTTAGAGAGTAAAGACTTCATTTGCCTTATTGCTGGTTACGCCTCTAAGCCGATTGCCGATGCTTTCCCTGAGCAATTGAGCGTGGAGTTCGGGATTGGTTATGGCGGTTCATTTGCCCCATATAAGGTGTTTGAATCATACGCATGGATGCACTCTTGCTACGGCTCTAAGGTGACTGACCCTCATGCTCTTGACGGCAAGTTCTATGACACTGTTATCCCGAGTTACTTAGATGTAAAAGATTTTCCTTTACAGGAAGAACCAGATGATTATTACCTTTATATTGGCCGCTTGATTGAGCGCAAGGGCTATCAGATTGCTGTTGATGTCTGCAAACACCTAGGCAAACGCCTTGTGATTGCTGGACAAGGAATACCACCCTCGTATGGAGAATATGTCGGCGTTGTCGGAACCAAAGAAAGAGCAAAATTGATGGGTGGGGCAATCGCCACTTTTACCCCCACTATCTATGTTGAACCTTTCGGTACTGTCGCTATTGAAGCGATGGCGTGTGGCTCCCCTGTCATCTCCACGGACTGGGGTGCTTTTACAGAGACGGTAATTGATGGTGTTACTGGATTCCGTTGCCACACGCTTCAAGAGTTTATTGATGCTGCAGAAAATGTAAAATCTCTTGACAGAACTTTTATTAGTCAATATGCAAAACAAAGATATGGTTTAGACACAGTCGGGAAAATGTACGAAAAATACTTTGAAAGACTGCAAACACTGTGGGGCAAGGGCTGGTATGAACTGCGTTAAACTCATTGCTCTAGCCACATGTTGATGTAAGGTATAATCATGCAACAGATAAATCCACAAGCCATAATTGACGAACTGAGCCGACGGGTTCAGCAGTTGACGCTAGAGAATGTAGTTCTTTCTGCTCAAATCGCTGAATTTAACAAAGACTCAGAAGAATTTACTGTTATTGGTGGAGATACAGACGAGGAGTAGTCAATGCCTGGACAAAATGCTTTCGCGTTTAACGGAACAGCATTTGTCCCCGAAGACCGCAACCTCACTGCTGGGATATCTGTTCTTTCCCCTGCGCCCACCAGAAAAGGCGTTACTCATGTGTATACCCTTCAGTCTGGCTCTCCAGCCACGCAGGTTTGGCAAGGATTTCCTCCCACGCCATCGGCTCCCACATACACAAATGTCAGAACTGGGACTTATCCAAACCTAGCGAACTCAATTAGGGTTGACTGGACGGCAGACGAAAGCACAATTACAGCATCATTTGATGTTTTTGTAAAGATTGGGACTGGTGGATACTCCCTTGCTGGGAATGTAGGTCCATCTCTGAGAGCATTTACATACGGAACTATTGATGCAAACACGACATACAGTTTCTATGTACGCGCCAATGGCGTTAGCGGATTAAATGCGACTGGACCAGAATCTTCAACATCTCTTCCTGGTGCTTCAGCGCCCACAAATCTTAGAGAAACATCTACTAGCCCATCTTCAATTACTTGGACATGGGACTTTCCAGCAGGCACTTTCCAAAGATTCTATGTGTACAGAAACGGTACATACAATGCTGAAGTGCTGCCTACCCAAAGCGCAACATCAGCAACACACACATGGTCGGGTTTGTCGGAAAACTCTTCATATACATTGTCTATCCAAGGTCAAAACTATGACGGCTTTTGGAGTCCTATTATTGCTGATGCTGCATCAACAACAAACGCCGCCCCTTCCACACCTGGCGTTGGCGTTGCTAAAGTGGGCGTCGCTTCCAGTCCTGTTGTTCGTACAAGCACAAGTTCAACACAAACTCGTTCATTCACAGTAACAGTTACCCCAGCAGAGGACCCTTTATTTGCAGAAGTCTATTTAGAGGTTTCGTCTGATGGTGTGAACTGGTCTGCTCTTGCATCATGGACGGACAACACAAATCAAAAATTCTATACGCATTCAATAGCAACAACATCTGCAATAACTAGACATTACAAGGTGCGTCAAAGAGACAACCAAAACCTTTATTCTTCATACTCGCCATCTGTTAGCGCAACATCGGACGCAGTTTGGAGTCATACCGAACAAACAAGCACCTCTTATGCTGGCTCTGGTTCGCTACAAAATGTTTGGGTTCAGGGGCAAAACCTTGGTGTTGGTTCAAACTGGTCCGTTACGAGCACATTTAATAACGATGTTCAAACCTATGGTGGAGACCAAGCGTTTGATGGAGATAGTGGCAAGGCATGGCGAAGCGCTTCTGTCACCAACGCGCGAATTAGAATTACATTTCCAATTTCAGGCAACTGGGTAAACGGTATATCTGCGGTTGAGTTTTGGCCAGCACAGGCGTATAACACATATGTTTCACTATCACCAGATGGTGGTACAACATGGTTTGGAACTACAAATACGCCTGGCACCAGCAATCCATATGTTGAATATGTTTCTTCTTCCAATATCAACCCAAATGTTTTGAACACAATTGATGTCAACCCTGATAGGTACATAATTAATGGAACTCCTGGGAGCAACTCTTATACATGGGCTGTTCGTTTAGAATTTACGAGCACAACGGCAAGAACATTTGAAGTCAACCAAATAAATGTCAAACAATTAAGACAGAACTATTCTGCCACTCCCGTATTTACAACTTGGTATTGGTAGAATTTAAAAGTGATTCGCCGCACTAAGTTAAACAAAATAACAAGACTTTTCATCTTTCTTCCAGCAGTAGTTTTAGGGTTGCTCGCCCCTTCGTCTGTTGATGCACAAGTTGACAGCGGACTTAAGATGACCGTCTACAACAACTTTGGTTATAACGCCAACCCACCGCTACCTGAAGTATCTGGAAGACCGTCAGTTGGAGAAACAACCGTCTCAAGAGTTCAGCAAAACTTTGACCAATCACCCCCGTTTGGAATGTACGAAGATTTCATTGTTGAATATGAAGGCTACATAACATCGCCAGTTACTGGCTCTTTTAGGTTTTGGCCACAAGGAGACGATGGCACACAACTTTATATTGAAGATGTCCGTATCCAAAACGACTGGAGAGACAAAGGCGGCGGCGGAGAGTTTTCAAGTTATGTAAATTTTGAGGCTGGTATTTCTAAAAAGTTTGACATGTGGTTTTACGAAAATGGTGGAGGCGCATGGACAACTCTTTACTGGGACATTGGTAATGGCTGGGAGGTTGTTCCCGATAGTGCATTTACACAGCAGGTCGCCCCAACAACTACCACAACAATTGCTCCGTACTTAAATAGCCCGCAAAACCTTCTTGTTACATCAACTGACGAGAGCAAGGTTTATCTTTCGTGGGACGCTCCAGAAGAATCAAATGCCAATGTTGAAAGATACGCAGTGTTTTGGTCTTGCGACAATTGGGTCTCTGGATTTGCTATACCTTCACTAACAACTTCTATTGTTGTGGAAAATTTTGAGCCTGAACAGTCTTGTCAGTTCAAGGTAAGAGCAGACAATGACTCAATTCCTGTCTACTCTGGGTGGAGCAATGAGGTCAATGGCATCACACTGCCAACTACTACAACTTCCACGACTACTACTACGACTACAATTGTTGAAGAGGAGGTTCCATTATGGACTACGACGACTGTATTGACCCCGCCTGCGACTGTCACGACGACTGAGCCTCCAGTTGAGACACCCCCGAGCACGAGTAATCCCGAAAGCGATGAACCCGCCTCCGAGGTACCACAATATGCCCCCTCAGAAGATGAAACGCCGCCCGCGCCAGAACCCGAAGTAGTTGTACCCGAAGAAGTTCAAAACGCAGTTGACGAAGAAGTCGCTTCAATTTTTGAAAACCCGCTAACCGACGAGCAGTTAGAAAACGCTGTCGGTGAATTGCTTACTAATGTTGAAAGTGCTGAAGAATTAACAGCAGTTGTCAACTCGCTTCTTGAACAAGATTTAACAGACGAACAGTTCTCTACAGTCATTGACACTATTTTTTCTGAATCACTTTCCGCTGAAAATTTTGCTACAGCATTAGATGCAGTTTTTAGCGAGCCTCTTTCTGACGAAAAGTTTGATGCTGTTATTGATGCTGTTTTGGACCAACCACTTTCAGAAGAACAGTTTGAAGAACTGGTTGTTGTCCTGGAATCTGATTCTGTTTCAGAAGAACAGGTTGCAGCAGCCGTTGATTCAATTATTGAACTTGGTGTTAGTGAAGACCAAGCAACCGAATTGGCCACAAGCGAAAAAGTTCTGGAAAGTATTGACGGCGAACAGGCAGCAGAAATCTTTGATGCTGTTGACATTAGTGCTGTAACAGATGAAGAAGCAGATGAAATTGTTGCCGCAGTTCAAGAAGCGCCAACAGAAGTAAGAAAAAGTTTTGAGACTGAAATCAATGTGTTTGAAGGCTCTATTGATGCCTATGCGCCTTTAGGTTCCAGTATTCCCGTAGGCACAAGACGAGCAATTATTGCCATTGCTGCAGTTGTTGCTGCAGTTCCAGTAGTACCAGTTGGACGACGGTAACAGCAAAGTAGACAACCAGAACTTTCTGTGAATGTACAATAGGTACAGACTTTCGCCGTTGAAGTCTGTGGGGAAAATATGTTCAACAAGTTTGTTCAAGAAATAGCCGCGCTCGCGTGGACGCTGGGGGGCACTGGTTTGGTGCTTATAACGCTCTCTGGACAAACACGAACTTTTGGTATTTGGATATCTGTTGCAGCCCTCGTTCTTCATATGGCTGGTGTCTTGTTTGGCAAGTCGGAGGACGAATGAAGCGTTTAGAAAATATTGGTGCATTACTTGCCACGGTTGGCTTACTTGTTTTTTTCCTATCACCATCTGTCTCCTTGCCGTCCGTTGCTTTTGCAACCACGCAGGGTGGACCTATTGTTCTTGACGGTATGGACCCAGTTTGCCATGCTGCAATGGGTGAAAACACAGACCAGTACATTGCCAAGGTTCTAAAGAGCGTCTACGACAAATCAACAATTCCTGGCAACAATGAAAAAATCGCAATCCTCGGTATCGCCAACCCAAATAGTGCGGGTGGATGTGGAAACAACTGGAACACACTTCTTTCCACAAAATTTTTAGCGCAATTCCCAACTGCCCCTCAAGTTGAATTTATTACAACCACAACTGAGTTAACGACATTCTTTGATACAACTATAACTTCCGCTCCCCCTAAGGTTTTGTGGATTCCAGACGACTGGAGTAGGTCTACTGCTGTTGCAAATATTTTTACTGCTAAGGCAGAAAAAATTGCCGACTTCGTAAACTCTGGTGGCGGTCTTTTTTCTAGCGTAAATAACTACGGATGGTTGACCGCGCTTTTGCCTCAGGCCGTCTTTAATAACGGTGGATGTAATGGTGGGCCAGATGCAACCGCCGATGGAATCGCTGACTTTGGTCTTTCTAACTCAATTGTTGCTGCTTGCTGGCATGGATACTTCACAGGCAATGTAGGGACACTTAAAACTCTCGTGGATTACCCATATCCAACGCTTTCAAGCACAAGAAAAGCAGTTTCTATCGGTGGTGGGGAAGTTTCTCTTCCTAGTTCATTCACTATCGGAATTTCCCCGTCAGCACCAGAGGCTGGTCAAGATTTAACAATCACGGCAGTTGCTCAAACGCTTGCTGGCGTTCCGCAGGCTGGAGTTGTGGTGACAGTTACTGTTTCTGCTGGTCCAGACGCTGGACAAACCCTTACTGCAACCACCAACTCTTCGGGAATTGCAACAATAACAATTAGGACAAACTCAACTGGTACTGCCGTATATACCGCAACAGCAGTGGTGAATGGGGTGTCTAAAACCGTTTCAGCGACAGTTGAATGGACTCCTCCTCCAACAACTATCGCCCCTACGACTACTGCACCTGCTGAAACAACCACGACTGTTCCTGTAACCACGACAGAAGCGCCTGCCGTAACTACAACCCAACCGCAGGTAGTTCAGGTAACACCTACAACAGAGCAGCCTCCATTGACCATTGCTCCAGTAACCACGGTGCATGACCACTCAACACACAGTCATGGTGTATTTGGAAAACTACCCAAGACTGGCCTTTCTAGTTTGAATGCCGCTTCTATCGGTTTGCTTATGACCGTTGCTGGATTGTTCATGATGGCTACGCCATTGTTTGTTAATAGGAGAAAATCATGGAAGCGTTAAAAAATGTATTGATGCGTATCGTTGCGGTGTTTGCCGCTTCTGGTCTTGGCGTTATTGGTGCTGGTGCCATTGCTGATGTTCCATTGTGGAAGGCAATGTTTATGGCAGGTATTGCTGGAGTTGCAACCGTTGTTGAAGGTCTTGCTCGCGCATTCCTTGATGATGGAAAAATTGATGCAAAAGAAATAAACGAAGTTTTCACTAAGGTTGACAAAAAGAAACCTGCGAGTTCATAACGAGATATCAGGCTTTGGTATAATGTGACTGTGAGTAAGAGGAAGCCAAGCAGAGTAAGAAACGCTATAAAAAAAGTCGCAAAAACACAGAAGGCCAGAAGACAGATGACACGCAAATATCCATATTTTCCCGCTTTTGATGGAAAGAAGACTCAGCCAGGTACGGCAAAACTTATTGAACTGTGCCAAAAGAAGTGGAAAGGCACCGCCAATCTTGGTGCATACAGCAATCGCTTGATGAGAAACTCACAAACTGCTGGCAAGAAAATTGGTGACCCAGGAATGGAGAAGTTCCTGAGCGTTCACGCCACTGGAGCCGCATGCGATGTTGGTTATCCAAATCGTAAGGTTGGTTTGGACATGTGGGAATTCTTCATTAACCACACCAAGGAACTTGGTCTTGTAGAAATTCACGACTACGCATTTGACTCAAACGCAACAGACAAGAAGCCTGGCTATGGTCGCGGGTACCGCTCGTCAAGAGGTGAGGGGATGGCTGGGGTCAAGAATTATAACGAGAAAGAGAATGCTGGCTCTTTCGGAGGGCAGTGGTTGCATTTTGAACTTGACCAAACAATGGCTAAGGACGCTGCAAAGTTTGAAGCAGCATTCCGTGCGGTTGAAGCAAAACTTGCAGGAAGCCCTGCACCTGCACCTGCCGCCGCTCCTGCGTCCGCTCCTGCTGCAGCACCCGCATCATCAGCACCAGCATTCCCTGGTGAACTTGATGTTGGCTCTAAGGGTGAAGCAGTCAAGATGGTGCAAGCAAAAGTTGGCGCTAAAGCCGATGGCGACTTCGGTCAAAAAACAGGACAAGCAGTCTCTGCATGGCGTGAAGCGAACGGACTTGGTAAAGGAACAAAGGTAGGCCCAAAGACTTGGGCAAAGATGTTCGGCTAATCAATGTTTGTTGCGGCATTGTGCCGCCTCATTGGGAAGCCCTTAAATTTTAAGATTTATTTGAAAATGATTCTTTGTGCTGTGTGCTAACTTATGGCTATGAACACTTCCGAGATGGTGTGGCACGACGATGGGCACTCAATCGTTTTGCAAATAAACAAATCAGAACTAAAAATTCTTTTAATCAACTGTCCTCATAAAGAGTCAGAATCTTCGCCCTGTTCACACCCAGACTCTAAATGTGTTGTGGAGTGGTTTGTTTCTCGCTATGGATTTGATTGCAATGTTGGCGTTTGTGAACCGCAACCAGTTCTTGATATTGCGTGGTCGTATGTTGGCGATATGCATAGAGAAATAGAGGCTGGTCAGGTTTGGATTATCCCAAAAAATGACGAAGCGTTTGCTGCTTGGCTTATTTCTCAAAAGACAGAAGAGCAATAAATCTAACTAACTGTCGTATATCTTGGTGCTCTTTAGCAATCTCGTAGTTGACTGAGTATTCGTATCTACCGTTGTTCTGTTTCTTAAAAACTAATTCGTCGCTCAAGAGTTTCGTGACGGCCTTGTTTATGTTTGATTCTGTAACTCCAAGAATCACTGACATCTCTCTAATTGTCAGATTTGGTCTCTCCATTAGAAGCAAAAGCATTCTTCCGAATGGAGTCACTATGTTTGTAGAAAACCGTGGATTATAAGAGATGATGTTCTGCTCGTCAAGAGACTGGAGCACTTCTTCTGCTAGTTGCTTTACGAGTTCTTTGTCGTCCACGACACGAGAAAGTGTTGCCTCAAGTGGGGTTCTCAAGACATGGTCTTTTTTTGATTCGTGTCGTGACTTCATGCCTCACATACTAGACAAGATGTAATGTTGTATTCTATGATGTGACCACAAATCACGCACCAATTTGTGGCGCAACTACGGGAGCAACATGAGTGAACTGTCAGACAGACTGAAGAACCTTGCCGATAAACCAACTGGCCCCTGCCCTGTAGGTCGCCTTCTTGAGAGCATGGATAAAGAAACTGCTGAAGCATTAGAAAAAGCGCTTGCTGGTCGTGCTGCTACAAGGGTTATCCATTCAGAACTTATAAATGCTGGAATACATATCGGAAGAGACACTGTCGCTGCTCATCGCAACGGCTGGTGCAGATGCAAGGCGGCACAAGCATGAGCATAAAACCAAAAAACCTAGCGGACCGTTTGGCTGCTGTTGAAAAACAGGCAGCACACGAAGATGCTGTCAAGACGAGAACAGCCCCTTCGGGTTGGGAGCCAGGCGTTGTCTGGGATGGTCGTTCTGGAACAATCGTTACAGACACGCTGTATGAAACTCCCGAGGACTGGTCTGACCTTCTCCGTGCTCGCGGTCTTGACCCTGAGCGGTACGAGGTTGTTGGCGACACTATTAAGTGGTGTTCATATGATGGCTGGAAACGAGAAAATCCTGAAGATACTGCAACATCGTGTATTTGCTACTCCTTCAAAGCAGAGATTCGCCTCAAGAACAAAAACAGCACCGTAAATCTTGAAGAACTCTACAAAGATGTTCGCAAGAAGAAAAAGTCAACAAAGCAACCAAAAGACGGAGACGAAACATTCCTTGTTTGTCTTTCAGACTGGCAAGTTGGAAACCGTGACGGTGGTGGAGTAGAGCGTCAGGCAGAAAAGATTGCTGACCTTGTTGACTCTATCCCTGACAGAATTTCTGACCTTCGGCGTGGCGGACACAACATTGGGCACATTGCTGTTGTTGGTCTCGGAGACCTTGGCGAAGGAACCTGCGGACACTATCCAGCACAGCAGTTCCGCATTGAGGTTGACCGTCGTGAACAACTGAAGTTGGTCCGTCGTGGCATTAGAGACATTATTATGGGTGTTGCGCCGTTATCAAATAAGATTACAGTGGCTGCTGTTGGTGGTAACCACGGTGAAAACAGGGGTCTCAATGGTAAGGCTTTTACTACAACGGGAGATAACGACGATGTGGCAGTTTTTGAGCAGGTTGCTGAAATCTTTGCGGCAAACCCAGATGCGTTTGGTCATGTTTCGTTTAGGCTTCCCCTTGAAAGACTAACTCTTTCGTTAAATCTTTCTGACCATGTTGTTGCTTTTACGCATGGTCACCTTTCAAAGCCTGGCGGTAATGCAGCCCAATCTATGTGGAACTGGTGGAAAGACCAAACTCTCGGTCGTGCCCATCCTGGGGTTGCCGATGCAGACATCCTGATTGCTGGTCACTATCATCACTTGAATGTGAAAGAGCAAGAAGGGCGGGCAGTTTTTGTTGCTCCAAGCCTTGTGGCTGTCGGTGAGTACTTCCAAGACTCTTATGGCGTGAAGACACGCGAGGGAACTCTTTCTATGGTTATTGCTCCTGATGGTTGGGGCGAACTTCACCTCATCAATTAGGAATTTCTGTAAATAGTTGCTATGATGTTTTCATGGCTACTGGAATACAACTAAAATATAACGGAGTGTCACACTACTGTTTGAAGTACGCAAAGGTTGCTGATATCCGTCGGTCCTTTGATGCTGAAGATGTAAAGAAAATGTTCGGTCACAAATTTGACCGTCTTTCCAAGATTCAGCGTTCTCTGGAAATGCTTTCGGACTACGGGATGCTTTTCAGGGTTAAAGGTGGCTACAAGATTAGCGACCAAGGTAAAGACCAACTAAGACGCATGGCTAAACCAGGAAAGGGTGGTTGGGACAATGACTGATTTCTTTTCAATGATTATAGGAAACCTGGCAATTTTCTGCTGTGGGATATGGTTAGGGACGAGTAAGTTCCGTGACTGACTTCAAGCATGGGTTACACGGCTACAAGCGCCGTAAATGCCGCTGTGAGGTGTGTGTAGAAGCCTATAAGGAATCTCGCATCAGAGAGCGTTTAAAGAACCGTAGAACGCCAATCAAGCACCATCTGATTGATGCCACACCACTTATTGAACTCTACAAGACAGTAGATATACACAGTGGTAGTTTTTCAAAAGTTCTCCGCAGGTGGCAGACAGAGGGAATCTCTGCCTACGACGCAGACACCTACTGCATGAAGATTGGTTTTCACCCGATAGAGGTATTTGGTGCTTCCTACTTTGAAGGTCTCGCAGAAGAAGAGGAAGAGTACAGAAAAATCTATGGGGAACTAGCAGATGTTTAGCCAGATAGTGGTGCTAGACAACGATGATAGCAAGTGATAGCACGCCGATTTTGGGCACAAATTCTAAAGTTGTGACAACCCTTTAATTTGTATTTGCTTTTGTAGTTCTAAAACCCTTGCAAGATAAGGCTTTTAGAAGGTCTGGCTCATCCATCTGTCACGCTCGCGTGCAATCTCTTCAAGTCTTGATTTAAGCGCTTGAATTTCTTTACGCAACTGACGCTTTGTTTTGTAGTTCTTTAAAATCTTCATTACAACTTGTTTAAATCTAAATCCAAAGCGTGAGTAAAAGCACGAGCCTCGTCTGGCGAAGTAAAAACTGCAGCCTGAAAGTAAGAACCATTTCTCTGTCTTAGCAATAGCCACTCATCTTTCTCGTGAACCTTGACAACATGGTACGAGTCGTCGCCGTTAATTTTGATGCCAGTAGAACCAAAGTCATATTTTGACATTGAATATTCCTTTCTTTATTGTTCGGGGGCAAGGACTTGAACCCTGAATTGCAGTACCAAAAACTGCCGTGTTGCCAATTACACCATCCCCGAATGAAGTGATATCAAACTGTTGCTGTTCGGACACACCCTGATATCACTCGTTACTAATCTACAGTTTTTGCGACTGTCTAGCAAGTAGCCAGTCTGCTAAATCGTCAAATGTTCTCATCAAAGAAGAATCAACCATCAAGAAAGTGTCATTAATCTTCCTGAATCGGTCATACTTCTGATGCTTTACCCATGTCGCCTGGGTGCTTGTCGGCACTACCAACGCTTCCCCGTTGTGGATACACACCAAGACCGTCGCTAGTGGCTTGGGGTTTTTGCGAGACCAACCCAAGGCAGTGTCAACGATGCCCTTTTTGTACGGGAAGGTTGATGGGTCACTCGTGAACTTGATACTCTGCGACTTAACTTCCAGACAGCCAGACATTCCCGTGAAGATAATGTCTTGCTCATTGTAGAAGTCTTTGCGTTCCTCAACAGTCTGTGCGACCTTCATGTCGTCCACGCGACAGAGAACACCTTTATCGTTAAGTTTATCCGCTATGTATCTAGTCCACTTATGCCCTTGCGATAACTGGGACACAAAATACTTTGCCCCTTCTGGGCTTGAGTAAAAATCACTGTCTTTCATACTGTTTCTTTCTCAGCGTAAATACGAACAATGGTAAAATATTGATGTTCTTCTCATGGGGGTGCCATGTCACACATTCTTACTATTGACCTTAAAGATTTGCAAGCGAATGCAAACAACTACAAGGTAATCTCTTTCCCGACTCGTGTCAAGGTTACGGCAATGTCTTTTGCTGTGAACGGCGAGGCTGCTGGACAGTCAGAACTTGAGCGCGTGTGGAAACTTTACGCAATGGGCGGACACCCAACACCAACCCCAGAAAACCCATATCAAGAGTGGACTACCGCTGTTTTTGAGAACGAGGCAGCAAAGCCAATCCTTGAAAATGCGACTGCTGCTTTCGCAAGCACAATCGGCACACCATATTCAGTACTTGCCCCACTTCCAGCAGGTGGCGGAGTTTTCAATATTGAAGTCCACGCTGGTGTTTTCGCCCCTGGCGACTACATGGTTCTCTGGGTAGAAAACGACGGTGGAGATGTCTCTGAAATCACATGGGCAAACACAGAAGCAACCATCAACATTGTTTATGAAGAGACAGCAATGAAGACCGTATACGAGCAGGTTCAGGCTTACCCGTTCCTTGACTGATAATGTCTTGGCGTGTCCAAGTTTGCAATTCTTTGGTATTGGCAAAAAGAGCGTCTTTCTGCTGACTGGTTTGAAACCTATTCTTACGAAACCGACGAGTTTCCTTGCCCGTCCCTGACGCGCCAAGGGAAACCGCCGACCAACGCTGAACCGTGGTCCTGGACATCTTTAGATGAGGGCAACCGTCTAGTTGTTCATCTCCCCAAAGACCACATTCCTGATGCACCCCCACTTTGGTATGCCTTAATTAGGGAGTATGGACCAAGAAAGCAAACACAAACGCTTGCTGCTTTTGACACAGGCCATTACCCTGATGGAACAGTCGTAGAAGTAGATGAATTAAAACGAAAAGGTTTTGAACCTTCGTTTATGGCGAACAGAATCGCTGCTCTTAGATGGGGTTTCGGTGACCCACACATGGAACAACTGCTTGTGGTGGAAACCCACCGACGCAAACGCATTTCAATTAAACTTATCAATGTTGCTGACATTGTGAATGTCGCTGGTAACTGGGGTGGCTTCATCTACGGTGGAGACCAAGTAACCGATATGGGTGCACAACTCGGTGAAGCATGGAAAGGCTCTAGTCGTGCGAGGCCAGTTGAGGTCAAACTGCCCCCAATGAATATTTAGGCGTTACCGTTCAGAGCCGAATCAATAAACCATTGGTTCTCTGGACAGAAGTTCTCCACGGACTCACGAATCAGGGAGCCGATAAACTCTGGCGAGACACCAGTCTTGTTCGCCATATCAACAAAGTCCGCAAGGGTTGAGCCTTCGTCAATTGTTCCGCAAGTCAAGCGACCAAGTTCAAGAACAGCGGTCTTTCCTAAACGCGATACTTCTGACGGATGGTCTGCTGTCAAGCCGTTCAAGAAGTTTTCTTCATTTGAGTATGAAGGAGCAGGTTCGTAAACGGGTGCGTCTGTAGGTGCTGGAGCCTGCTCAACAACAACGGTTCGTGTTCCACATGAAGCCAGTACTAAGCCAGTAGCGCAAATAGCAATAATCTTTTTCATATATTCCTCTCGTAAGGGGTTGAGTTTATCTTTTTTGTAACCCCATGTCAAGAGGCTAGATATTTCGGAAAACAGCAAAGCCCTCTACCTATCATCATACGGTTGACAACGACGCTGATGAAAACGAAAAGGTTCAGTAGAGCCTAGCCCTGCTATTTCCCTGAAGATATGCCCTCGTCAACTAGAACACATCTTTTGTCCGAACGGTTGGACTTGAACCAACAACCTGCAGATTAGAAGTCTGTTGCGCTATCCATTGCGCCACGCTCGGTAGAAAATGAATACTACATGGTGAGTGGACTGACTGCAAATTAGTTGTTATTGTATGTTATACGACAACTAATAGTTTATGCATCTACTTGACAGAGAGAGCCATGAAAAACACCCTGAATAGATTTAAAGGAGACCACTAATGGATATGTCTATTCAGAACACCCTTCGCCTCATTCACAAAATGCTACAAGACGGATACACCGAACAAGCACAAAAACTCTGTCTTGTCTACCTCCCCGCAGCAGCCAACCAAATAGATGACCTTCTAGAAGAAATAGCACGCCTAGACAAAATCATCCTGGAGGGCGACGAATGAGCGAAGAAGAGAAATACCACAGAGAAGCCATATACAAATGGGTAGTAATATCTGACTCTCAAGACGAAGACGACGACTTCGGCACCCACTATGTCTGCAAAGGCGACGGCTTCCGATTCTTCATCGCCGCATCAGCGAACACATACGAAGAAGCCGAAGAAATGGCCATCGCCATGAACTACTGGGAAACACGACCCACAACGATGGACGAAACGCCCCATTAATAACATCCACGATTCCAAAAGGCGTGAACTTCCCATAGGGGGAGAGAAACCTATAGAGGTAGAGAGAGATAACTGATGACGACGATTGTAGGGATACAGGGGGATGGGTTTGCTGTTGTGGCGACTGATTCTCGTATTAGTTCTATGGATAGTACTGGCTTTGCTTATCAGGTGGGGACATTATCTGTGGGGACTAGCAAGATAGCCCAAAACGGTAAGTATCTGTTGGGGGCGGCTGGGGATGTGCGGGCTATCAACATTATTCATCATGCGTTTGTACCGCCAACCCCTGCACCGACTGTCAAGGGTAAGAAGTTAGACCAGTTCATTACTTTGAAGTTCATCCCCCAACTGAGAGACACCTTTGAAGAAGCAGGGTATGCACCGTCCTCTAAAGATGAACAAGCCGAACACGGGTCAACCATTCTCGTAGTAGTCAACCAAACTATCTACATCATTGAAGGCGACTACTCCTGGACATCCGACAACAACGGAATATACGCCATCGGCTCAGGAGCACCATACGCCCTAGGAGCAATACAAGCCCTACTCCCCAAACACAAACCCACCCCACAACAAGCCAAAAACATCCTCACCAAAGCACTCAACATCACAGCCAAATTTGACCCCTACACAGGGCCACCCGTACAAACATACCAACAAGAAGCCCCCAAACAATGACCCAACAAAACGAAACAAATCTAACCGATATACACGAAAACTGGAGAGCACACGCCAACTGCCGAGGCAAAACACACCTCATGTTCCCCAGCGACTACAAAGACATCACATACATCAAACAAGCCCGCCAAATATGCAGCAACTGCCCAGTCAAAGAACAATGCCTCAATCACGCCCTAGAATACCCGCCAGCAGACATGCACGGAGTCTGGGCAGGACTCACCTCCAGACAACTCCTACAAGAACAACGCCGAAGAGGCATCACCCCAATCAGACCATCCATCGCCCAAATGTACCCCCGATGAAAGACATCATCTTCATAACAGTCATAGTCGCATCACTAGCCATCATCCTCTGGCTAGACACCAAACAATGACACCAATACTCCTCACCGCACTAGTGATAACACTCGGCTACCTCATGACAAGATAGAAAAAACAAGCGGAAGGGTGCCCAACGCGCTCGTCTGTCGGGTTTTTGAACTTTTGTTATTGGTATCGGCATCCGCAGGTGTCGCAGTAGACCTGTTTGTCTAGGTTTATCGGAACGGGTGTGCAGTCTGTGCGTCCGCAGGGGTTGAGGGTTTGTCCGCCTGTGAGGTAGGCGTGTAGGGTTTCTGCGGGTGTGGGGAGGTGGTGTCCGTCTGTGAGGGTGGGTAAGTTTTTTTTACTGCGGATTGCGTCTAGTAGTATTGTGTTGCACCATTGTTGGATGGATACTTGTTCGGTGGCGGCTGCGTCTTGTATGGCGTTTTTGAGCCAGCCTTCCACCAGTATTACTAGGTTGTATTTTTGGTGGTCGTGTTTGGCGCGTTTAGGCGGTAGTGGCATCGCGCTTCACTAGGGTGATGATGTACTCGGTGATGGTCATGTCGTATCCGTCGGATAGTTCAATGATTTGGTTTTTGAGGTCGGCGGGAATTTTGATGGTGAGGGTTGTGGTTTCGCCTGTGGCTTCTTTGGGTGGGCGACCGTTGCGTTTCATCGGTATTCCTCATTCACTAGTTCTGTATAAATCTGGTTGAAATGCTCACGGTCTGAATTCGT